TGGGAACCAATTGGTTCTATCAAAGGGGTGGCCACAATTTGTGGCTTCCCCTTTTTTTATGCTGACTAAATAATATAGAAAGGAAAATACCTATGTCAGCAATGCAAAATCTCCCAACCAATTTTAATTTACTTTCTCCAGTTGGATTTAGATTTCAACTATCTAGGTTCCCTGAAGTAACTTATTTTTGTCAATCTGCTAATATCCCAGGAGTTTCAGTTGGTCAAGTAGATGTTGGAACTCCAATGAAGACTGCATATTTTCATGGGGATGAAGTAACATATGATGAATTATCTATTCGGTTTGTAGTTGATGAAAACTTAAAGAATTGGATTTCCATATATGATTGGATTATAGGATTAGGAACTCCTAATCAAAAAGGAATAGAAATTCATAAACAACTAAAGAAAGATAATGAACTTACTACAGAAGGAATTTTAACAATACTTACCAGTAATATGAATCCACAAATGCATATTAAATTCCATGATTTATTTCCACTTTCAATTTCTGGAATTACCTTTGATACTGGGATGACTGATGTAGAATATATTACGGCTGATGTATCATTTCGATATGACCTTTATGAGATAGAAAATTTACTCCAAAATGAAGCATCTTATGAAGGAGCACCAGTATATTCAGAATAATAATTAGGAGGCGATTTGAAACTTGAAGAGATTCAAGAATTTTGGCATAAAGACCGTGAAATTGATTATTCAGAACTAGGAACTGAATCTATTAGAATTCCACAAATTCATGACAAATATTTAAAAATTTATATAGATGAGAGAATTCGGCTTAAAGGTTTAGAATTTGAATTAGCAAAATTAGTTCGTGCTAAGACAGATTTTTATTCTGGTAGAATGCCTCAAGAAGATTTAGAAAGGCGCGGATGGGAACCATTTTTAGGCAGACTTCTCAAAAATGAAATTAATAACTATATTGAATCAGATGATGATGTTATTAAAATCAAACAGCAAATTATAGTGTTACAAGAAAAAAATAATTATCTAGATTCCATTATTAAGATGATTAATAATAGAGGATTTCAGATAAAAAATGCTCTAGATTGGCTAAAGTTCTCTCATGGAAGCGCATAATGTAATTATTACTAAAAAGGATGAAGTCTATATTAAAATTGATTGTGAACCATCTATTGCACAAGAAATTTGTGATCACTTTACCTTTTTAGTTCCAGGATATACTTTCATGCCCGCTTATAGAAATCGTTTGTGGGATGGTAAAATCCGTCTATTTAATATCTATAATAGATTGTTGTATGGAGGTTTACTAGAACATCTTTGTAAGTTTCTATATCTTCATCAATATACAGTAAAATTTGAATCTAATTTTGAAGTCACAAAATGTGACATCAAGTTAGAATTTATTGATTCATTAAAATTACCACATACTGTCAGAAAATACCAATTAGATGCAATAAATCATGCTCTTTCTAATCAAAGAACCTTATTAGTATCTCCTACTGCTTCAGGGAAATCCTTGGTCATCTATATATTAGTAAGATATCTGAAACTCAAAACATTAATTCTTGTTCCAACAATTTCTTTAGTAACTCAGATGTTTCAAGATTTCAGGAGTTATGGTTGGGACGCAGCTAATAACTGTCATACAGTTTATGCTGGAAGGGATAAGGGATCTGAATTACCTGTAGTGATTAGTACTTGGCAATCACTCTATAAAATGCCACAAAAATATTTTGAACAATATCAAATGGTGGTTGGTGATGAAGCACATGGATTTAAATCGAAATCTCTTACTTCTATTATGACTAAATGTATTAATGCAAAATATAGAATTGGAGCTACTGGAACCTTAGATGGAACTCAAACACACAAACTGGTTTTAGAAGGACTTTTTGGAAAGGTATTTAAAGTAACTTCTACTAAGGAACTTATAGACGCTAAACATCTTTCACCATTTAAAATTAATGCTTTAGTACTTAAACATCCAGACTCAATTTGTTTTGATTTAAGGAAATCTAATTACCAAGAAGAATTAGAATATTTGATATCATCAAAAGCAAGGAATGTTTTTATAAAGAATCTAGTATTAGATTTGGATACAAATACTCTTCTTTTATTCCGTTTTGTAGAAAAGCACGGACGCTTACTTTATAATATGATAAAGGAGAAAACAGATGTCATGCATAGGAAGACTTTTTTTGTATATGGAGGAACCGACTCCAATACAAGAGAACAAATCAGACATATCGTTGAATCAGAAAGAGATGCAATTATTGTCGCCAGCTATGGTGTATTTAGTGTTGGCGTCAATATTAGGAATCTTCATAACATTGTGTTTGCTAGCCCTACTAAGTCGCGTATAAGAAATTTACAATCTATAGGTAGAGGATTGAGAAAATCAGAAAAGAAGAGCGTCGCTACCCTTTATGATATTGCAGATGATTTAAGTTATAAAGAAAAGAAAAATTACACTTTAGATCATTTTGAAGAAAGATTAGAAATATATAAGGATGAGAAATTTCCGTTCCGTATTTATAGGATCGCACTTAAAACTTAATCAATTACTGCAGCTGCTGCAGCTGCTCCCCCTTGAAACCTAACACGGCAATTATAACACTTATTAAGTGCTTTGTCAAGTAGTTGACTTTTAGTGAAAATGTGTTATAATATTATTATGTTGCTTTAGAAGCAGTTACTCTATAAGAGGTAAATAATGAAAAAGAATCCACTACATTATGTAGATAATCAACAATTTCTTGAATCGATGATTGAATATCAAAATGAAATTAAACACGCAAAAGAAACTGATGAGCCGCCCCCACCTATACCAGAATATATAGGAGAATGTTTTCTGAAAATAGCTAATAGATTATCATTTAGACCCAATTTTATTAATTATGCATTTAGAGAAGATATGATTTCAGATGGCATTGAAAACTGTATACAGTATATGAATAATTTCAATCCAGAAAAGTCATCTAATCCATTTGCTTATTTTACTCAAATTATCTATTATGCGTTTGTTAGAAGAATACAGAAAGAGAAAAAACAATTGTATATAAAATATAAAACTATGGATTCTCAAGCTGCGATGTCAGAAAATATAGAAATATCTCAATATGATCAAGAACAAAATTATTCTTATGAAACTATGACTCATGATCAAAAGGTGAATATGTATAATTTTATTTCTAATTTTGAAGAGAGTAAGAAAAAGAAAAAAGCTGTCGCAAAGAAAAAATCAAGTACTAATTTAGAATTGTTTATGAGCACTGCATGAAAGTAGCGATAATTACAGATACACATTTTGGTGCGAGAAATGATAGTCAAGTGTTCTCAAATTATTTTGCAAAGTTTTATGAGAATATTTTCTTTCCTGCCTTGGAAAAAAGAGGTATAAGAACTGTTATTCACATGGGAGATGTTGTTGATAGACGAAAATTTATCAATTATAAGACTCTATTTCAAATGAGGCATCATTTTTTTGATGCTTGTTATGGAAGATATATAAATCTTCATGTGATAATTGGAAATCATGATACCTTTTTCAAAAATACAAATTCTTTAAATAGTATGGATTGTCTAAGAGTACATGACAATCATCAAGTTCACATTTATGAAGAACCGACAGAGGTAGATTTTGATGGTTTAAAATGTCTTATGATGCCGTGGATATGTGATGAAACCAGAGAGCAATCACTTAAAGCAATTCAAGATACTGAAGCACAGATTCTTTTTGGACATCTGGAAGTCAAGGGGTTTGAAATGCACATAGGAAGTTTTAGTCGTGAAGGGGTGGATGCTAATTTGTTTCAAAAATTTGATATGGCAATGAGTGGACATTTTCATCATAAATCTGATAATGGTAATATCTATTATTTGGGAAATCCTTATCAAATTACTTGGTCGGATTATAAAGATCCTAGAGGATTTCATATTTTTGATACAGAGACTCGAGAGTTAGAATTTATTCTTAATCCTCTGGAAATGTTTCACAAGATTTATTATGATGATGATAAAATGACTTTAGAATCAATTCAAAATGAGGACTATTCCAAGTACAAAGATTGCTACGTAAAAGTGGTAGTAGTTAAAAAGAATAATCCCTTTTGGTTTGATACTTTGATTGATAAACTTTATAAAGAAGATGTTGAAGATATTTCTGTTGTAGAAAATTTTGATGAAGATTTTCTTATAGGGGATGAAAGTTTGATAAATGAGGCTGAAGACACTATGACAATATTGTCAAAATATGTAAATTCACTTAATATAGACAATAAGAAAGAACTTGACTCTTTGATGCAGTCATTGTATACTGAATCATTATCAATAGAAACAATATGAAATCTCAATTGTATGATTATTGGTCTACCTCTTTTTATGAGTTTGAAAATGAAAGTCACGATGATATTAAACAAGAGGTATTAGATTATCTTTATGTTTATAAAAATAATTATGATAGCAGAGAATATGA